TCGATCATCTCTTTTTTACCAACCTGATCGTATGTTGTTAGGTTTCCGGTTACTGTAGGCATTTCATTTAATCCTGTTCAAGATGACGGCTGCTGCGTCCTCGACTCGACCCGTTTTTCTTAATCTATCGCTTGCTTTGCGATAACTTTCAGAATCCTCGGCTTTTGTCGCGTCTGCCTTGCCGCCTGACAAAGTTTTAGTGGGTGAGGCCTTGATTTTTTTCTTGGCCGCAACCGTTTTTGCCTGATCGAACTGCATCGCCTTCCAAAGTGCTGTGATTATTCGGTGGTCAGCAACTTGATTGAACTCTTCACTGGTTACACCTAAATCCTTTTGAGCATAATCCGCTATACGATAATATAAATCGTTATTCCAGTTTGGTATCCGGGTTTTAAGTACAGTCAAGCTTTCTTGCGCGGCTTCCTTTTGCGCGGTCTCTGCTTGTTGCTGTTGCTCTACCTGATACTGATCCGACTGCGCCTTGATAAAGTCGTAGGTAGATCTAGTCTGCTCAAAACTGGCCTTTGCCTGCTTGTACTGATCAGGGTTTTCGATTGCAACACGCTCCCAATCTACGCCTTGAAAGCGTGATAGGTCAGCGCCTGCCGCCGAAAGTAACGCAGACATCGTCGCCGTGGTTTCCTCGATCTGTGCCTCTGCGGCTCTACGAGATTCGGCTAAATTCTGCGTTTTTTGTGTGTAATCGGATTGTCTTAAATAACCAAGCCTTAACTCTTCGACTCCGACACTTTCGCCGTTAATGTCAAATTTAAGCTCTTCTTCGACAGGCTCCTCCGTTTCGGTTTCGGTTGGGTCTTCGACCTCCTCTCCCTCTACGGCGTCCTCCGTCACATTTTCAAGTTGCTCCGGTTCCACTATGTCAGAGTCATTAGACTCCTCTTGATCGGGTTCTTTATTTTGCTCCTCTGGCTGCTCCAAATCGGACTCCAGAATTGCGGTTAATCGCTCGATCTCGCTTAAACCCAAAGAGGCCGTTTCGGCTTGTTCACTGGGCTCGTTTGTATTTTCAGCCATTTTACTCACTCTCTTGTCGTTGACGCAACTCTAAGTTGTTGATTAATGTAGCAAATTGCTGAATAAATAGCTGACCGGCCTTGTACATCGCGTAGAGCCTTTCGCGCTCTTGAGTAGATTCCGGTGGCGTTTGTAATATTTGATCGACAATCCCCTGATTCATGCTTTGAAAAGCCTCGTTAAAAACTTGCGAGTTAAGCATTTGGGATGCCGCCGCCGCTTTCGATTCAAGCTCATACGTTTCCAAGTTTTCGATTGAGTTATCACTCATTTTAAAAAGTCCTCTTTTTCTTTTAAAGGTTGCTTTGATTGTTGGGCCTCGTCGGCCTTTACTACATCGACAGCCGCAGATCTCTGCGACCTTTGCGCCGTGTACTGCGCAAAAAACTCTCTGGCGTCACGCCTTGGCTCCTTTCGGGCCTTGGCGTTTTTCAGAAAACTATCGAATCTACTTAAATCGTTATCCAATGTTCACGCTCCGCCCCTGTTGGCGCTCTAGCTCAAGCTCTGCGTTCTTGATTTTCATTTCGTGCTTAATTTTCTCTGCGTCCATGAGCAGCTTGGAGTCCTCGTTCTCTTCCTTGTGCTCCTGCTTCTGGCGCTCGAAAACGGTCTTGTTCTGCTCCTTCAAGATATCCAGCTCCAACTGGCCCTCCATAACGCTCACCTGTCTGGATTGCATGTCGGCTTGGAACTCCGCCTGATGCATCTGCATCTGCTCCTGACGGGCCTGCTCCTCCTGCTGCTGCTGCTGTTGCTGCTGCATCTGCTGCTGGAACTCCTCGCTGTTTGGGTCCGCTAGATAGGCGGCACCCTCTTTGATATTCAGAAGCTCAAAGGCTCTGGATATCATCGCGTGCCGCTGCTGCTGACCGTAGAGGCCGCCGAGTGTCGGGTCTTGGGGGTTCATGGTGAACTGCTGGTCTAGGCTCAAAAGCATCTGGGCCTCCTGAGCCTGCTCCTCTGGTGTCAGCGCCACGGCAACGGTCATCTCTGTACGGTCGCCCAGCATCGCGGGGTTGATAGGCACAAAGCGCCCGTCGAGCTGTAGCATCTTCTCCTCGCTCTCGTACTCAACACCGAGGCGGTAGAGGTCTTGCATAAGTGGCTTAAGGAAGTTCTCTGCGAAGTTCCTGCACATCACCATGATCCGTCGGTTGCTTGCGTTCATGAAGGTATTAATCAGGTCGCTAGAGTTCTGCTTGCTGACCGCTGTGGAGTCCATTCCACGGCTCATTCTGCTGGAGCCAGATCGCTGCTCCTTCTCCTGCTCGAAGTTCTCGATTGCCGTGTAAACATTACCGTTGAGCTGCGGTGTAGGCAAAGGCCGCACCACGCTCTCAGGGTTTGGCGACATAACGTCAACAACCGCACCGACTCTGTTGTCTAACAAGTCGCGTGGGTTCTTGACCAGTGACAGGTTGGCTACCCAGCGCGAGGTGGTAGTCAACATCAAGTGATCGACAACGCCGCGCTTAAGGCTCGACATCGTCTTCTGTAGGTCAACAATCACATCCGCAAGCGACATACCATAAAATCTATGAGGTAACGGGAAGGGCGTAAAGGCGCGGAACGGTATCTCGCTCACAAGCTCGACATCCAGCATGGTGTGGCGGCTGTGCATACACTTGTAGTACACGCAGGCGTTTATGTCCGAGTCGTAACGCTTTATGTAAGACTCGTAGAGTGTGACGTACTCGCGGTCCTCGGAGTCATCTAAGCCGAAGCGGTCATGGCGGAAGCTGTCCACGGAGTCGCGGCCCAGAGAGCCATCGTCCTTAAGCATATCGTCCTCGTCGAGCTTATCCACCATCTCCTGCGGAAGCCCCTCCGCCAATAGCTCACCTCGGGTCATTGCCATGCGGTGGGAGCAGAAGTCGCTGTCTTGAACGGTTTTTGCGCGTGGGTTGATCAGAAAGTTTTCTGGCTCGATGGTCTCGACGCAGACCTTGGATGTGTCTATGCGCCTGCGGGCAGAGCCTGAAATTGATAACTCGCTGTAAAAAGTTCCGGTCTGCTCGTCAACAACCTCAATTGATTGCTCAATAAGCTCCATTGGCTCAACGCTCGGGTCCGAAATCATCTGGTTAAAGTCGTTCTCGTTTACACCCTCAAACTCAAACTCCTCGTACTTGTAATCGTCCTTCCAGTACCGCTTAACTATTCCGGTTTTAGCTACCAGCGCATCATGCAAAACATCCGTTAGAATTTTGTATCCGTCGTTCTGCCTGTAGAAGTTGTAGTTGGTCCAAGCTGTTGCCATTCTTGCGCCCATTGCGTCCTCTGGGCTTTGTGCGTCGAATCGGCATATGTTCTTGTCTGCGCTGAAACACTCCAGCATCATAGCCTTCACAGCCTCGACTGCATCAAAAACATCTCGGCTTACATGCTGAGAGCGGCCACGGAGTTCGTTACCAATAGGCTCGCCGTAATAATATCTATGGGCAGTGTCGCGCTGCGTGCCTACCTCGGAATTTGCGTATGTGTCTGCGGCATCAATGTTTCGTTCAAGAGTGGTCAACAACTCCTGCTCGTCAATAGTCGTAATCATGGGATGTGTGTCCTGTTCTGTTACCTGTTTTTTCCTGCTCGGCATCGTTCTGACCGAATCGGGTCACTGAGATCGCTGCGTAGCGTGTACTGTCCATCAGATCGTCGAATTCTTTAACGATTTTTCCTTTTTTCCGGTGGTAACGACGAAACTCCTCGAACCAAGGGGTGAGGTTGCTGAACACCTGTAACCTGCCGGTTCGGAACCGCTCCAGCATTTCCATTAACGCAGGCTCGACGTAGTTGGTGCCATCGGGGTTTGTGAATCGCCCGATCATCAGGACACCGGCCTCGATATACATCTCGGCAAGCGTCTTGCCTGAGCCTTTCTCGGTGGAGTCCCCATCGTGGGGGTAGATCATTGGGATTGTTTTGCCGCGAGACTTGATGGCAGAGGCGTGAACCGCCGGTATCTCACCCTCGCGCTTATAACAGTCGTATACAAAGATCGTATCGCTATCGGGGTTATAAGCTGTCCAGACAACGGTTGTGGGGTGGGTGATCCCGAAGTCGATGGCGCACAATTTCTTGTAGTGGGCAGGGATCTCAAATGGTTCGCACTTGATAACCTCCTCGGATAGCGCAAACACCATGCCCTCCCCGAGCACGGGTATGCCCTTTGATCTCATGTCTCGCTGATATTCGGGGATTGCAGCCAGAAGCTGCTCTTTGGTCTCTTTATTTAGGTGCTTCGCATCCTCCCAAGTCGCGTTCGCTAAGTGTTGACCCGACTGCCGGTTATCCATGAACTGGCTGACCAGCTCAGTCACGCCATTTTCTGGCGTAAATGTCATTGTGACGTAGCCGCCTTCTCCGCCGTTACCGGTGGTTGTGCGGGTGAGCACTTGTGGGTAGATAGTGGGGTCTACTGGCTCCTCGTCAATCCAGATGAAGTCTTGGGAGCTGCCCATTAGGACATGTTGGCCCTGTGTATAACTTTTAAAGCTGACTAGCGATGTGTTGCCGGTGGCGTAGCGGACTGCAACGTCCCTTGGGAGCCTTGGCGTACCCATTGCCGGGGTGACTTGATAGACCTGATCCTGACGAATCAAGCCGTTTCCGTCGAACTTGCCATCACCTAGATACGCGCCGAACAATTCCTTAACAACAACGTCGCGCAATTGCTCACCAGAGACCCCTAAGCACCAGACAGACACAGGTTTGTTAAATCTTATGCCGTTCCACCAATCTGGGTAGTTTCCGGTCAAATGGTAGGCGACCTCAACCGCCATACTCGCGGTTTTTCCCACTCGATTGGCTGCCATCAGGAGGCGCTGCTTGTTTTTTAAACCAGCGCTGTAGAAATCTGATTGCCACGGGTATGGTTTGAACTGATCAAGCCTGTGTGTGCGCTTGTGCTCTTTCACTACGGCAATAGCTTTTGCAATTTCCGCCGCTTTTTCTTTTTGATCCTCCGTTAATTCGGGAGTCTCTTTTTTTGAAGTCGCTTTTTTCAAAACCCGCCCCAGTATGTAACTCGATATACCCCGTACCCGCACCCCACGCCGGAGTCCCAAATTTGCGAAGCCGTCTTGACCAACATTTTTTCTCTGGGGTAGGGGTGGTGTATAGCCTCAAATTTCTCTGGGCATCGCGTGTTGTAAGTCATTGATTTAATTGACATTTTTATACGCTAAGATTCGCGGTACAGTCGCAACTGTACCACACGGGCCTCAACGCCCGTCAAAGAACGATGCGTGGTTATGCTAGGTAATCGGTGCATCATAATGTTGATGGGTCGATGCCTGCTTCCTTCAACGCGGCGATGGCTGCGTCGAGCTGTACGTCCACGCCGACTGAGCCCGATACGTCCACCTCCTGCCTATCTGTCCACCCTGCGCGGTTCTTCAGGAAGAAGATCTGACTCGCAGGCTTCTCGTCCTCCACTGCGCCTTTGAACAGCGCATTGGTGACCTTGGCGATGCCAGCGGCTTTGCCATCCTTTAGTGTGCTTAAGAATCCTTCAGTGTCCTTCTTGCGCCTCTCGAACGTAGGCGTGCTAATACCAAGTGACGCAGCCATTTGCGCCTCGGTTAGCCCAATTTGGGCCAGATGGCGCAACTCTTCGAGGTCAATCTGTTTTTCGTTTGCCATGAAATCCCTTGAAATTCAATTGGTTACGCCATGCATTATGCATGAATCAATCGTCAGTTGTGAATACAAATTTTGATTGTTTAAATCAAGGCCGGTGCTGTGAGTCAGGTGAGTTAAGATGAAGGGATATTATAGAAATGATTGGCACACTTAAGTTGTTGATTTAGTTGATAAATCCAATTGAGACAGATGAGTCAACCTTTTTTTTAAATCCATATGAGAATACATATAAAATAGTTAGTACTTACTAACATTACTGTTTTCATATGGATTACTTTTTTAATTGACTCACTTAACTCATTCTCTTAATTTAATAAAAAAGATATATAAAACAATAATTTAAGTGAGTCAGGTAGTGAGTCAAGTAAAAAGTGAACACGTTGTTTTGATTGACTCACCTGACTCACTTGAGCGTGCGGGAAAACGTATTGGAGGTTTTACCGCAGACAAAAAAAAGGGGCCGAAGCCCCTGTTGGTTTAGACCCATTGACCTTCGGCCCAGATACGCAGACTTGTCCCGTGGCCCCCTGCTGCTTCCGTTCCTTCCAGCAGCGCGTCGAAGATGCCTGCCTTGCTGATCTCAAAGTCGAGGCGTTCGATATCTAGCTCTTCGTAT